TGCCCGTCGCTGTATCCGCTGCCGCCGTCAGTGACCGTGATTGAGGCGACCTCCCACGATTCGGGAGTGCCGCCCAGACTCGCGACGTTTACCGTCAGGTCGGCCGGGCCAGAGAGCGTGAGCTCGGGCTCGTCTCGCACCGTGCGAATCACGAGCGTCGCTTGCGTCTGCTCAACGTCGCCGCTGCCCAGCCCGACAGTCGCGAAGTCGCCGTCGCTGTACCCCGTGCCGCCGGCCGTCACGGTGATGCCAGAGATGTACCACGTTTGCGGGTTGGAGCCTGTGACCGTGAGCGAGACGGTGAACGTCGCGCCAGCGCCAGTGTCCTCGGGCGGCTCAATCGTCAGGTCGGGCTCGTCTCGCGAGGTCTGGATCAACGCAAACGCTGCGGATTGCTGGGTCTCGCCAGCCCCGAGCGTGAACACGATCTGCCCGCCATCGGTGTACCCGCTGCCACCATCGACAACGGTCAGGCCAGTGACCGCCCAATACGGCAGCCCGCATTCGTCCTCATCCTCCGTGAGCGTCACGGTGATGTCGGCTCCCGATCCGCCCGAGCCATCGGCAGTGATCGTCGGCTCAACGCGTGCGAGCGTGGCGTAACCGCTGCCGCCGTTGGTCACTGTGATCGCAGTGATCGCCCCGCCTGCCGTAGTGGGAGTCGCCGTTGCACCGGAGCCGTAGCACGAGCTGAACGAAACGAACAACGCATTGAACGCCGGGCCGACATCGGGGTATCCCTCGAATGTGACCGTCACCGTGTCGGGCAGTTTGCCCGTCGCACACTCGCCGCAAGGGATGTCGCAGCACGGGCTGCACGATGCCCCGAGCATGAATCCCAGCGGATAGAGCGAGAGGGAAAACGCGAGCACCGCCAGGAGCGGAATGGATGCCGGCTCAATGGACGCGAGAAACTCAATCATGAGCAGCGTGCCGCAATCAGATACCACGCGGTGCCTTCCTTGGCGATCGCGCACGGAGTCGATGTCGCCGTGCCGGAAGTGGTGATAACCGCGAACACGTTGTAAGCCACGACGGTATTCGGCGTCGCCGTAACGCCGCGAAAGGTCAGTGTCTTCGAGGTGTCAATCGACCATGTACCAGTAAAGGTACACATGCGAAAGACCTTGCCGCCGCCGGGCGTGTCCACCTTGCCAAACGTCAGCGGTGCCCCGTCGCGATTGCCGCCCTCGACTTGACGCACGACGGCAGCGATCCGCTCGGCGGCACCGCGAGTGAAATCGACGCGGGAGGTACTCACTACTCCTCCAGAATCTGGAGGAGCAGCCGCGAGTTCGGAGCGTTCGCCTGGGCGGCGTAGTTGCCAGCCGCCAGCCGCAGCACGGCGGCATCGCCCGGCTTCAGCCGCACCGTCTCGAAGAGCGTCGTGCCGCTCACCCGGCCGAACGAGATCGTATGCGTGCCAGCGGTCGCGAGCGACCGAGCGAAGCACAACCCGAGGGCCGACGCCGACGCCGTGGTGATCGCCTGGGTGCTCGTGCCGACGTTGAGCGTCAGGGCCAGAAGCCCCGTCGCAGAGAAGTCGCTCGTGATGTTCGACGCGTTGAGGTTCTGCTGCAACGCACCGGCGTTGACGTTCACGTTCACGCTGTAGGAAATGTCGGGCATGGGAACTCCTAGGACGGCGGCGTGCCGAAATACTGTGACATACTGATTCGCTTGTAGACGCGGCGAGTGAGGATTGCGGGCAGGGTCGCGCCGGCTTGCTTGCCGCCGCTGCCGTTCAGCGCGATCGGGTTCGCGGAGGCGACTTGCTCGCCGTCCGGCCCCGCGACATCGGCCCGCTTCTTCACGCCGCCGTCGATGTAGTTGAATCCCACATCGGGCAGGAGCAGGCTCCACCCACTCTGACGGCAGAGCAGTTCGCTCGTGATCTTCCAGTACCGCACTTCCTGCCCGTTCACAGACTCAACCGCTTGCTCGCCGCTGATGCCCTGCACCTTCACGCCGTCCTGGGCGAAGCCGAGGTAGCTGCCGTCGTTGACGCAGTTCGTGACCGCTGCCGCGAGAGCCGAGGGGAAGTTCTGTCGGTTGCTCTGGATCGTGACTTTCTGCTGGGCTTCATCGACGCTCAGCCCCTCGAAATAGTCGCCGGCCGAGTTCGTGAGCGGCTTCTGCGTTGAGCCGTCGTAGTAGTAAAGGGCGGGCACCGCGACGCCTTGGGTCTGAAACTTCCATACGTCGGGCCGCAGCCACGGCAAGAGGGCGATGTCTCGCTCGCTCGCCGCCGGCACTTTGTAGCGGGCTATCGCCTCGTGCCAGTAGCGATTCTCCTCATACGCCTCGTTGACCTCGACTTCGTAGCACGTCGCGAACGCGTACTCTGGGTGCGACGAGCCGTGCGTGCAGCCGATCGCCGCGATCACCGTGCCCGCGTTCGTGTTCGGGTCGTTGAGCGTCGCGATAAATCGCCGCTCAAACTCGGGCGATGCCCCGATCAGATGCGTCGCGGTACGCGCCAGTTCTCGCCAACTGTGAACGCTCATGGTCAGCCTGCCCCCGAGAGAATGTCAACCTTTTCGGCGTTGAGCTTGGCGATCTCTTTCCGCATCTTCTCAAGCTCGGCGGTTTGCTTCTTCGCCTCTGCAATCGCGGGGTCTTCTTTCAGCGTGTCGAAGAACGCCGAGATGCCACCGCTGCGGATGTCCTGAATCTCGATTGAGCCTGTGCGAACATTGGCGAGTTCTTCGGCGCGGGCCATTGCGATCTCGAACTGGCGAGTCGAAAGCTCCTCTTGCTTGCTCTGGATCTGCTCGTTGACACGCTGGATCTCTGTCGCCAGCCGCTTCGCGTCCTCGATGGCTTGGTTCGCAGCTTTTTCGGCCTCCTCTGCCGCCCGCTCACGCTCCTTCGCCGCACCGCTGGCAACGTCACGCTCGCGAGCGGCCACTTGGTCAAGCGTCGCCAGCCGCGAAGTAGAGGCATCAATGGCGGCTTGATCTCCCGACGCTCTCGCTGCTTGGAGTTGCTCCTCAACCCGCACGATCTCCTGCTGGATCTTGAGCAGATTATCGGCCGCCCTCGCCCGGCTGGAGTCGCCGCCGAACTGCTCATCAACGCGGATCTGTTCGAGGTTCGCGTCGATGATGTCTTGCACTGCCTTGGCTTCCGCTTCAGCCCGCCGCTGGGCTTCTTCCGCGAGCCGCTTGTTCTCCTCCGCGACCCTCCGTGCCACGTCGATCTGCTTCTCAAACTCGGCGGTAGCATTGGCAACGCCGCGAGCGTACTGCTCTGCGTTCAGTTCGCCGTCGTTCGCTTGCTCTTGCAAGTCAGCGAGTGCTTGCTCGAACTCGAACGCGGCATCGAAGCCGGCCTGACCGAACTCGCCAGCCTTGGCGATGATCGCATCGAGCCCCTTCTGGCTATCGGCATACGCCTTGTCGAGTGCCTTGACCTCCTCGGCCGAGCGAGTGACAGCTTCCGCCGTCTTCTCTGTAGCCGCTGCGGTCTCTTCAGCGGTCGAGAAGAACGACCGGAAGAAGCCGATCGTGCCGTTGACGGCATCGCCGAACGCTCCGAACACCGCTCCGATGGTGCTGAGAACCGGGCCGAGTACCGTGCCGATCGTCTGGGCCACCGCCGTGACGATGTTGATGAGTCCGCTGAACGCCTTTGCGACGCCTTCGACAAGCCCCACGAAAGGCAAGAGCACCGACTGCCCGAGCCCCTTGACCGCAACTCCGACTTGATCGAACGCGGCCCCCAGGCTGTCGATGTTGCCTCGATCGGTCTCGCTGAGAGTGGCACCGAACCGCTGCATATCGTCAGCCGCACCGCCGATGTTGTTGAAGAACGGAATCAAATCCGCCCCCGCCCTGCCGAATAATGCAGTCGCGGTCGCCGTGCGTCGGGCGGGATCTTCGATGTCAGCGAGAGCCCGGCCAATCCGCTGGTACTGCTCTTCGGGCGACAACGCCGCGAGCTCTTCGGCCGTGACGCCGATCTCGGAGAGTGCCTTCTGTGCCGCCTTGCTTTCTTCATCCACACCGAGCACCGACTTCTGGAGACGGCCGAACGCCGCACTCACCGCGTCGATGCTGGTGCCGCTGCGGTTCGCCGCTTCTTCGAGCGTTTGGATGAACTCAAACGAGACGCCGAGCTTGTCGGCGGTATTGCCTAGGCTCTCGACGCGATCCTCCAGGGCAAGCAAGCCACGCACAACAGCAACCGCCCCAGCCGCGAACGCCGTGATGCCAGCGAGAGCGAGCGTGAACGGGTTAATGAGAGCCGTGACCGACGAGGCGATGCTCGTGAGCCCGGTCTTCAGCCCGCCCGCGAACACCCGCGACAGCCCCTCGCTCGCACTCGCAATGCCCGAGATCCGGCCCGCGATGTTGCCCAGCGGGCCGGGCAGCACCGAGAACACGCCAGAGAGTTCGTTGAACTTGAGCGTCGTGCTCTCGGCTGCGGTGTCGATCTCTTTCTGCTGCACCGCCAGCCCGCGAGCCGCACGCTCCGCGTCGGTCAGCCCCTTCGCGGCGTTCTCGGTCGCCCGGTTGTAGGTGTCCAGAGAGATTCGCCCGGCATCGAACTGCTCTTTTAGTTCGGCCTGGGCACGATCAAACCGCTCCAGGGGCAGGAGGTTCGCTTCGGTGATCCGAGCCGCACGCTCAAAGGCGGCGGCTTCTTTGTTGATCGATTCGGTCAGCCGATCAAACCCTGCCGCAAACTGAGTCGCACCGCCGCCGTCTCGCAGCGTGTTGACGAGATCCTGGGCTTCCTTCTCGAACCGAGCCTGAGCCGCCGCCGCCGCTTCGCTCTCGCCCGCGAACTTCGCGAACTGACTCGTGAGCTTGTCGGCTTGATCGCCTAGCCCGACGAGCGCACGCTGCACCGGATCGAGCTTCAGCCCGCTGGCGTCAGCCGTGACCCGCAACGCTAGTGAGAGGACGTTAGCCATTGATGTTGAGATCGCCGAGACCGAACTGCCGTCGCAACTCCAGCAACGCCGCCATATCCTGCGACTCGTGCTGCGGCGGCTTTTCTAGCGGAATGAAATCCTCGGGCTTGGGTCGTTTCGCGTTCTTCCCGATGTGCGGAGCCAGGAGTGCCGTGACGATCAACGCCGTCTCCCGCCACGAGTCGGGCAACGCCGAGTAGTAGCGGTTGTAGGCGATCCACTCAGAGAACTCGGCCGAATCCATTCGCGTGCCCAACTCGCCAACGGTCATGTGCAAGTCGCGAGCGACCGCGAACATATACCGCCGGGTCGGGCTCGCGTTCAGCCTTTTCCCAGTTCTTGCACATCCTCCTCTGTCATCCGGTTGTGCTTCATCGCTTCATCGAACAGACGGCCCATCACCGCACCCGACTTGCTCGCGAGCTTGTCGATCTGGTCGCGAGTGAACAGGAGCTTCCCCGTCTCGTCACACAACACGCCCGCGAGATACTGCGTGCGGAAGTTCTCGATGCCGGTCTCCTTCTTGCCGATCCACTTCCGCTCATACGAGTCACGCTCGCCCACGCTCATCACGCGGATGAAGACATCGCCTCCCCACTCGGGAACCGCGACTCGCTTCAGCCCCATGTCATCCGCCGCGAGGATCTGATCTGCCGTCAGTGCCATCTGTCACGATCTCCTAGGGATTAGTCGGAGCCCCGACCGTATCCTGCACTCTAAATGTGAATGCAAGCCGCACGACCTCGTTCGCCACGGCTTCGATGCGGGCGTCTTCGTAGATGCAATCTGCATCGAAGAACGTGACAACCGTAGCGCCTGTCGCAGTGCGTCCCGATAAAGTCAGCCTCTTTCGCCGCCCGTACTCACTCTCGGGCAGATGGGCGGTAGAGAACGCGGCGATCCGCAACGTGCCCAGGCTCGGCGTCCACGTTGTCACGCGACCGAGCGGCAGCCCACGCTGGGCGTCAAGTTCGAGCGACTGCACCTCTTGGAGCGTCTGACCGCCCCAGGTGATCGTGAACCCTTGGCATGGAATCGCCATGACGGCACCCCGTCATGACTAGCGGGAGACCGTAATGACGCCCTGGCCCCGGATCGCGTCGTTCGTCGCCAGCGTCAGGGTCGAGCTCTGCACGGTGTGATAGCTCGCCGTGGTGCCACCGACCAGGATCGCACCCGCGACGCTGATCTTGTAAGTGCCAGTGGCCCCGTCCGCGATCACGATCCGCCCGAGGTAATCGAACGTGATCTGACGACCCGAGCCGCCGTCCTCGGCGGGCACGACCAGCGGCGGACTGATGCGGGCCGCAAGTTCGCCCGTGGTCTGCCCAAGGTGGGCCACGTCAATCTGCGAGTCGGCACCCGCGCCCGGGTTCGTGTTCGAGAGGACGATATTGGTCACGTAATACGTCGAAAGCGTAGTGCCGAGCGTGAGCGTGAGTTGGGTGCCGAGGCTCGTTGCTCCACCGGATGCGGTATCGTGCGGGGTCGAGAATGACACGGGCTAGATCTCCTGCCAGAGAATGGTGTAGGTCTGCGTCACGCTGTAGACGGCGGGCAGCTCGCCGCCGGCCAACTGCACGAAACCGTCGCTCTCACTGAGGAGCGACACGTTGCGCACTGAAATCCAGTTTCCCAGCGACCCGTTGAAACCATCCAGTGTTTGGCGGCAGCGGTCAGCCAGTTCCCTTACTCCCTCATAAGTGGTCGCGTACATGTCCACGGCTAGCGTCACGGTCGCGATCCCAGACGGGCCGCAGAGAGTCGCTTCCCGCTGCACCGCCTGCCGCCGCCAAGTGACGAACGGGATCGCCGCCGAGGCGGGGGCGATGACGGGGTACACCCGGTCGCCCACGATCTCCGCGACGGCGGGGGCGGCGACCAGGGCGTCGCCCAGGAGACGCTCGGGGGATTTCACGCTCATGTGCCGATGGTTCCCGTGGATCGCTGCGAGAGGGTGTCGAGGGCTTGCTCCAGCGAAACCCGCAGTTCCCGCTGGAGGATCTCGGCGACGGTGGGCTGCGTGCGTGCCCAGGCGGTCTTGAGGGGCGGCTGCCCGTCACTGCCGCCCGCCGGCATCGCCGGAATCGTGATCGGCTGACGCGACTTCTTGAAGAACGCGTTCGGATAGCCCGGCTCAGTGATAAAGCCTCTTTCGCCGCCTCGGAACTTGTTGATCTTGAACGGCCCGAGCCGGCTGTAGCTGCTCGCGTAGAAGTAAGAGTTCGGGTCGTTCACGAGATGTGAGGTAACGCCGTGCCCGCGAACCGAATGCCCCTGCACGGTGAACGTCTTGCCATTGCGGGTCATCGTGTACGTGCGTCGCTCGAAGCCCGGCTTGTTGTAGCCAGGGCGGTTGTATGCCTTAGGCGGCGACGGCAGGCGGATCTGCCGGGGCTGCGTTCCCTCTTCGAGCCACCACTGGTGAAATGCGCGGTCAGGGCCGGCTCGCACCGTGCCGCCGGCAGCACTTACGGAGTCCGAAAGCCCCGCACGTCGGAACCCGAGCACCGCAACCGCCGTCCCGTCCTTCGCGTAGACGAGGATCTTCTTCGCTACCGCACGCCGCAGGTTGCCCGTCGGCCCGAGCGGCGTGGTCTGCTTCAACGCTTGGAACGCAGGCTCGATCGCCTTCGTGAGTGCCGCTTTCAGAATGCGAGCCTTGTCGGCCGGCGAGAACAGCCGGCCGATGTCCTGCTGCAACTGCCGCAGTTCAGCCATCTCGGCGGTGAGTTCGATGCCCGCGACTGCCATCAGTCCACCCTCTCCGTGCAGAGCAACTCGTGCTCGCTGCGGTTCGCGTGCTCGAGCAGCGTCGTGATCTCCAGCACACGACCACGCCACAGAAGCCGCATCGTCTGCACGAGCCCCGTCACGTATCGCAGCCGCACGCGGTGCGTGCCTTCGGTCTGCTGCTGTCCCAGGAGCAGCACCTCGCGAGACGAGAGCCCTTCCACGCTCGCCCACCGCTCAGCGAACGTCGCCCACTCCAGCGTGGTCTCGCCGAGCGAGTTGCGTCGCTCGGTCGCCTGCTGGATCGTCACCCGCTCGCGGAGTTTGCCGGGGTCAAGTGCCATAGATCACAAGCGTGTAGGAGGCGGTGCCGGCGGTTGTGTCCCGTGCAATCGTCAACGGGTCGCCGCCAGAAACGACGCCGAGCGTGTCGATGACGCTGACCGCTCCAGACGAGTAGGCCAAGTCGCCGCCCTGGAAATCTAACTTGCACCGGGTGCCGACAGCCTGGAACGCAATGCGACGAATGAAGCCGTCGTCTTGATCCAAATCAACGATCGCACCTGACGCATCCCGGTACGTCGTTGGCGATGTCTGAATGGTCACTACCCCAGTGCCCACCGTCCCAGTGACGATGGCTACCTGGCCCGTCGTGTACTCGGTCGCATCCCGCAGCACGATCGTCTTCAGCGACTGTGCCCCGCTCACGGTCGTGCTGTCGGTGAACGCCACATCGACCGAGATCGTTCCGCGAACGCTGCTCATCGGTAGCTCCCCCACTTCGCCGAATCGAGCAACGCCTTCACGCCGAATGGAATATCCGAGAGGCTCACCGCGTCAGCCGCCATGCGACGCTCGTACCAGAGCCCCACGAGCCAGAGGATCGCATTCTTGATCCGCTGATCTACGCTCGCCCCGTCGCCACCACACCCGCCCCACCATGTCACCGTCACCGCGTTGTAGTCCAGCAGATGCGAAGGCCACGAGCCGTTGTAGTTCGTCCGCAGGACGCCCGGCACGCTGTCACGATCGACCCGGTACTGATTCGTCGCGAGCGTCGCGGTGCTCTGGTTCTCCAGCGTGTAGGTAACGCTGACCGCCGTCGAAGTGCCGACACTCGCCATCGGCGGGCGAGGGAGTTCGATCTCCACCGGGAACGAGTCGAGCGTCATCCGGTACTGCGTATGAACAAACGTCTCGTCGCAGTACGCCTCGCAATACTCGCGAGCCGCCTGGAGGTACGCAGCGATCAGAGCATCGTCGGTGCTGGTATCGACCCGGCAATGCGACTTCGCCTCGGCGAGCGTGACCGGCTCAACCGCCGGCTGCGTCAGAGTCTTGAGACTGCGGTATCGCATTCGGTTTCCTGCCGCGTCGCGGTCGTGCGTCAGCCCGCTCGACCTCGGGCTCGGCCGTCGCCGTCTCGATCAAATCCATCTGCGGCTCCCGCACGGCAATGCCGTCGCGAATGAGCCGCTCCGCTGTGTCGCCCTCGCAATCGACCACCCGGCCGACGGTGTAGGTCGAGTAGTTCTGCGTCAGTTTTATTTTCATGATCCGGGGGCACTCCATGCAGTTTTGGGCTTACCGTTCGCGGTGTAGTCTCCGACGTATTGAAACACGGGCTTCTGGAGATCCTTGCCCGGCCAGACCGAGACGTACTCGCCGTGACCGATCGAGACGCGGGGCGTGACGTAGACGCGGTTGCCAGCGGCTCGGAACTGCCGCCAGAAGTGAATGTCGGCGTCGATCCGCCCGTCGCCGTACTCGCCCGCTGCGTTCGGCTGATCTTGGAACCACGGCTTCGGCGTTCGCTTCAGTGCTCGCGTCGAGATCAGCGTGCAGCCGAAGTGGGCCGAGTCCACCTCTTGCACAGGCTCCGCGAACCACGACATCGGCAGTTCCGTAGACCCGCCCTCGGGCGGCTTGTCGAGCGTGCCGGGCAAAGTGAACATCGGGCGACCGTCTTCACGTTTCACTTGCAGCGGGGCAAGAGCGTCGCACTGAAACGCCATCGCCAGGGCGACGAGCTCAGAGACTTCACGCTGCCCCCAGAACGAATCAAAGTCAGTGCAGAGGATGTACTCGGTCGAGTCGATGAACTGCTCTAGGCACCGCTGGAGCACTTGCCCCCAGAGAGCCCCCTGCCCGAGCGTCGGGCGGATGCCGAGCGGCATGAGGGCTTGAGCCCAGCCGAAGAGATTCGCCAACGGGCCGAAGCGCGGGCCGCTCATCACGCACTCAATCCGAACATCGACATCCGTACCGCCGACCTTGACGATCATGAAGCCCTCAAAACAGAGATGGCGGGCACGGCTCATGCCGCACCCGCCATCCACTGTGTCGAGGCTGTCAAGCGTCAGCCGCTGTACTTCGCAAGCACGCCCTTCGCGGAAGCGGTCTCGGGGCCGACCTCGCCCTTGCCGAGCCGAGCCACGATCGTCGTGGCAAGGCTGGTCGCGGGAGTGGCGTCGATCTTCAGATACCGGCCCTTGCCGCGAAGATCGACATCAAGCCGCACCACGCTCGGCTGGGCCGTTACAGCCACGCTCGCAGCGGGAACCGCCACGGTGTAGACCGAGGTGCCCGCCGTGGTCGTGTCGCCCTGCGAGAGCGTCAGCACGTTGAGGATCGACGCCGAGGTGTTCGCCGGGGTCGCCGACACCGCCACGACTACATCGACCGACGCGTAGTCGTAGCCGAGGCGGTCGATGGTCAGGGTCGCCGTTCCGGCGGCCGAGGTCACGGTGGAACCCACGACCGTCTTGGATGCTTCGAGGTAGTTCACGAGTCAGAGTCTCCTAGAGGGTCAGAGGGTTCACGAGGCGAACTTGAGAGCGACGAGCGGGCCAGCCTTGCTGGTGTCACCAAGGTCGTGAGCGACCATCGCCACGCGAGCGGTCGCGAAGGTCAGAAGCTGGTCAAACTCCACGAAGCGAGACGCGTCGGTCTTGACGCTGATCTCCCGCCGGGTGCCCATCGTGCAAGCCTGCGAGAGATCGCCGAACAGGCAGGCGATCGCCGAAGCCGTGCCGGTCAGGCGGCTCTCCAGGGGATGCACGAGCACCACCGGGAAGCCCAGGAAGGACAGGTTCGCACCGCCAGCCACGTCGGCCTGATTGTTGCCGCTCGCAGCCATCATGAGCCGCAGCATCGAGGAGCCGTAGCCGGCGGGGCTGATGTACCACTTGGCATTCCGCCGAGCGTACAGGGGCAGCCGAGCGACCACGTTCGTGTAGTCCGAGAGGTCGAGACCGCTCGTGCCACCGCCGAAGGTGTTGTTGCCGGTGTCAGCCGTCACCACGCTCGCCGAGTGCGTGCCGTCGTTGATGGCGACCGCCACGCCCACGGTGCCGTGGTAGAGCGAGCCGCTTCCGGTTCCGATGAACCCGCTGTTGTCGAAGGCTTCGGCGTAAGCCTGGGCCACCTCGACCGCCATCGCATCGGCGAGATTGATAACCGAGTCCTCGATCAGCGACATCGGCACGCGGTTGTCCACGCCCCAGATCTTCGCGACGAGTTGCACGTTGTCGAACGTCACATCGCTGGTGGTGGGAGCCGCATTCTCGCCGATCGGGCGAGCCGACAGACCGCCGGTGCGACGGGCGATGAGCAGCGTGTCGCTGTTCATCGTCACGTTGCGGGCGTTCGCCGGATAGGCACCGAACTCCTCCACGAGCCGGATGATCTCGGTCGAGAGTTCGTCGTTGGTCAGCACGCCGCCGAGCGAGTTGATACCGCCAGCCTGGGCACGGAAGTTGACGCCGTGATCGTGGCACCACCGCCGTGCTTCGTCATCGTTGAACAGGCTCGCCTTGGCAGCCATGCCAGCACGGTACGCACGCTCTTCGCTCTTGAAACCGCGAAGGGGACGGCTCGACTTCGGGATCGCGAACACGGGGGTCTTGCGACTCTCCACGGCGGGGGTCTCCTCGGTGGCTTCGATCTTCTTGGCGGGAGCGGCACGCTCCAGAACGCTGCGGAGTTCCAGTTCCTTCGCCTGCACGCGAGTCAGGAACTCGATCCGCTCCTTGAGCTTGTCGGCCCGAACTTCGAGCGACCGGAGCGACGCCTCTTGCTCTTCGGTCATCGGCTCGGCGGGAGCCTCACCCTCGGGGGCGTCCTCGGTCATCGCCTCCATCTCGGCAACGACGGCGGCCAGTTCTTCCAGAAGTGCCTTGATCTTGTCCACGAGGGAGGCTCCTGTAGTCGGGTTCGTGGCGACGCAATCGCATCGCCTACCCCGAAACTAGGAGCCACGCCCCAAAACCATGCAGTTAGCGTGCGTCGGCAGTAAAAGACTTTCGCCGCACTTCACTGCCCGGCACGATCTGCTTGTCGGTGCAGCCGCACCGCTGGCACCGCAGATAGCGAGTCTGATACTCGCCGCTGCGAACACTCGACGCGACGGCGTACTTGCCCTCGCGGCAACGCGAGCACGAATCACCACTAGCGGCCATGCTGCCTCAGAACGTCGCGATAGAACGCGGCCCGATCCGCGAGATACTTGCGGGCTTCCTCGTGCTGCCGCCGCTCCTGGCGGAAGTGATCGAATGACCGCTGGGCCACCGTCACATCGGCATCGGGATACGCAGGGAACGTGACCGGCCCGACATCGAGCAGCGTGTCGATCTTCTGGATCGTCCGCACGCTGCGACCATCCTCGACCGCCCACGAGTCGCCGCCGCTGGGCACGGTGAACGAGAACGACGAGCCCTTGACGATGCCCGCCCGGATGTTGCTCGCGATGTCCCGCCCGTAGGACGTGTCGGGCACGGGGAACTCATACCGGAGCCCGACCTCATCCACGGTCATCCGCAGCGTGCCGGGGTAGCGGGCGAGCGGGTAGTTCGGGTCGTGATTCCACAATGCTCGCGTCTCCAGCGGTTTCTTGCGACCGCGCCGCTCGGCGACGATGCCGAAGGCACCGGGGTCGATCCTCTCCACGAAGTCGCCCAGGTCGAGGGACAGCACGCCGAACTTCGCGGCGTAGCCCACGACCCACTCACGCTCGGCACCGTCTTCGCTGCGGCTCTCGACCGCGAGCAGCGGCACCGCCGACTCGATCTCGTCAATCGCCAGGGAACGCCGTTCGATGTTGCCCATGATGCTCCTGCCTTCCTCGTCGGCGGCGTTCATCTGCCGCACCAGTTTGCTTGACCAATCTTGACCGGGGTTTCCACCCCAAAGCTAAAGTGCCCAGGCGATGCGTCCGGCTGATGGAAAGCCGTCCTCGCCTGGGCTATAGCCCTTTCCTTGCTTGTCGATCTCGTGCCGATCGAAGTACGCCTTCATCCTGCGTGCCGTCTCGGGGCTGATCGTCGTGCCGTTGCTCAGGTCTCTTGCGCGAGCCACGCCGACTGCCGTGCCGCCTCGGCCGAACTCTCTTCGCCAATCGAGCCCTTTCTGTGCTTCCGACCGAACACCCGCCGGGGGCGTGAAGTCGATGTGGTCATACCTAGCTGCCACGCTTCCGCCCCTTCCGCTTCGGCTTGCCGTAGGAGCTCTCCTCAACCGGGGGCGGCTCAGGCAGCGGGTCGATCTTGGTCAGCGTCGCGACCTTGTGCCCGACTTGCGTCTCGGTCGGTCGCCATCCGCCGCTCACCTCTTCGTAGACCGTGATGAGGGCGGCCGGGTCTTCCTCGGTCGCGTCGATCTTGAAGTCGGTGCCGGGGATGTCGAGCGTGCCGTAGTCCATCACATGGTCGATCCGCCCGCGAGCACGACCGCCCGACGAATCCCACGAAACGAAGTCACCCTCCGCGACCGCACCCGGTGCGGCACGCTGCTCGCTACGAATGAACTGAGGCGAATCGTCCACCCACACGTCAACGGCGATCCCGGCCGCCTGGGCCGCATCGTCCTTGAGCGTGTCACTACCCACGAGCAGCACGTCGGAGAAAGCCTCGGCGTAGTCGCCGAGAGATGAGATCACCTCCTCTCGATCCGCCTCGGGCCTGCGAGAAATCATCACGACACGATTGCCGTCCGCGACCGCCTTGCGGGCGAACTCACCCCAGAGCCGGGGATCGGCAGAGAACGTCCGGTCGAAATCGACGCTGATCGTCATCGCCCGACTCGCGGGGAGCGAGGCGGCGGCGGGCTCGGGGGCGGGCGGCTCTGCGACCGGCGCGGGAGCGGCAGCCTGCGTGCTCGTGCCCGCGAGGATGCGATCAACCGAAGCCGGTGGGATGCTGGGGAACGATGCGAGAATCAACGCCCCGGCCGCGTCGGTGGTCAGGAGCCCGGCACTGACTTGCGTCAGGATCTCTAGGATGCCGGTGATCTGGGCACCGTTGAGCGAAACGTCGGCGAGTTGCGGTTCATCAGCCTGGGCCGGGGCGGCATCCGCGACCGGCTCGAGAGCCGGGGCGGTCTCGTCCACCACGATCTCTTCGACCACGGTCGCGGGCACTTCGGGTTCTGCCGCCGCCTTGTCGAGCGTGGTCATGTTCAACTGGACGAACCTCACGTCGCCGCTTTCGACGGGATTCAGATTCTCCAGTGAGCGGATCTCGTTCACGCTCAACACGCCGAGATTCCACATCGTGTTGTAGTAGCTCGATCGCCCGGCAGCGTCGGCCCGCAGCACGCCGCGAGTGTCGAACTCCGCGAAGTATTCGTCATCGCCTTCGAGCAAGTCGCGGGCGATCGAAGACTCGATGCGACGCAGATACGGCATCAGCCCGTTCGTCAGGAAGTCGAGCGATTGCTGCTCGATATTTGAGAAAGAACTTCTGGTCAAATCGCCCACGAGATGTGGGGGAACGCCAAAGAGCCTGCACACTTCCTCGACTTGAAACCGGCGAGCCTCAAGGAACTGGCTCTCTTGGTTGTTGCCGCCGAGCTCCGAAACCTTCAGCCCGCCTTGCAGCACCGCCGTTCGGTTGCTGCGATCCGCCCCACGGTGAGCCCGCTCCCACTGGTTCCTCGTGTTCTCGGCCGCTTCGGGCGATAGCATCTGATCGGTCGAGAGAATCACGCCGGGACGGGCACCATTCCCGAAGAACGTCGCCCCGTGGATCTCGCACGCCCGAGCCAGCCCGATCGCGTCGCGGGCGAGATCGATCGTGCTCATCCCGTTCACGCCGTCATCCGACATCCCCCGCACCGACATCACCGCATCCTGCGTGTAGACCGTCGAAGATCCCGACGCCTCGCGGTACGTGTACCGCAGGCGGTTGTTCTCCAACTGCTCAGTCTTCACACGGCTCGGGTGCAGCGGCACGATCTCGCTGATCGCCCCGCCCGTGTAGACTTTCTCATCGAGGGCGAACCCGTGCGAGAGCAAGTGCAGCATCATCTGCTCACGCCACTCGAACGAGGTCTGCCACGAGTTCGGCTGCGTGTGCAAGAGCCGATAGAGCGGATGCTCGCGGGCGATTTCCTTCCCGCCACCCGCGAGCCGGCGGTAGAGATGAAACGGCAGCCCGGCGACGCTGGTCGAAAGCACGCGGATGCAGGCGAGCACCACGGTCGAGCGGAGTGCCGTCTCGGCGTCCACCTTCACGCCGCTCGGATTGCGGTTGCTCGAAGCCCAACCGCCAGACTCGTAATCCCAGTTGCGGGAGTCTTCGCCGGGGAGCCACAAAATGCGGTGAGCGTTGGCGATCATAGGATGAGGATGGAGGGTTCGACCGAGGGCTTGTTGGTGATCTTCGATGACTCCCAGCCACCCAGGGCGAAGATCAGAGCCACGATGCCGTCGATGCGACCCGTGCTCTTCTTCTTCACCGGCCGAACGTCCTCAAACGAGTTCGTCTCCACCGTCACATTCGCCGACATCCACGACAGCACTGGGTTGCCGCCGTGGCGTATCCGGTTCTGAAGCACGAGCGATTCGAGCCTCTTCGTACCCGAACTCATGCCTCGGAAGCCTTGTGAC